GTCATAACAGGGATCTACACTGTAAGCAAGACGGCGGAGACTGCGGATGATGGTCTCGCAAAGGGCACGTTCATCTTCAACTACAAGAATACGCATAAAAACCTCCGGCATAGTGATCCGTTTGCGTTTATTATAGCACAGGCAGATAAGATTTCTGTTAACTTTCTGTTCTTAACGAAAATCTTACATCTCCTGTGGTACAATAAAAACAGACGAACCCCGAACCCTTGATTTTTCAGGGGTTCGGGGTTTTCTTGTTACTAATGTGCGCATAGTTCAGCGTTCAGCGGCCTAAAATGTTCACAGGTTTGAACCCTATGGAATCAGTTCCACGGTGGCTTTCAGTTCGTCCAAAGTCTTGTGATTATAGACCCGGTTTCCCGTGTCCTTGGACACATGGCCCATGAGCAAATCAATACATTTCCGATTGGCCCCGGCGCTGTCCAGTTGGGTTTCAAAAGTGTGGCGACATTCATGCGGGGTGTGGTTCATCTTCAGGGCGGTCATGATCTCTGCCCAAAAAGTCCGGTATTGGGTTTGGTTGAATGGCTTCCCGTTGTAGCAGATCAGCCGGGGGCCACCTTCAGCAAGCCGCCGTTCAACCAAGGGCCTGATCTTCGGGTGAATGGGAACAATGCGGTTCTTACCGGCCTTCGTTTTGATGCCGCCCTTCATCGTGCCTTCCTTCAAGTCCACATCTTCCGGTTTCAGGTTCAGAAATTCAGAGATGCGCCACCCGGAATATAACATGATTAAGACCGTATCAACCCAAGGATCAGACTGGTGTTCCCACACGATTTTGATTTCTTCCTTGGAGAACGGAAGGCGACTGGTGGGCGGTATTGGATCAGAAGTCAGCAATTCAGAGAAGCACCGGTTTATTATGTCCATTTCAAGGGCGAACCGGTCAAGGTGGCCCCACAGGTTCTTGATGGCCGCTTGGGTGCTGTACCCTTTCCCACAACCATCAATGGTTTCTTGCATTTGGTAGGATCGCAGTTGTTTATAAGGCTTGTTCACATACGCTGAACAATGCTTGAACGCTGAACAGAGGGAAGAACGATTGGATTCACCCAGCTTCGGGGCCTTCTTTTCTTTCCAGAGGTCAAAAAGCTGTTGAAGGGTGATCTTGGCCCGGTCAACATCCCAAGGATCACGGTTGTATTCAGCAAGCATGATGTTCCCAGCTTCACGGGTTTCAGCATAGCCGATAATGTCATAGATGGGATGGCCTTTGTCATTCCAACCTATGGTTTTCTTCACAATGTATGGGCGGCGGCGTTGGCCTGATAGCTTTGCAACCGTTCCATACCCGTTTGGATTTCGCATTATATCACCTGAACTTTCAAAATTGGGTATTGTATGTACCGCCGCAATGAACTTGGCAAAGCCTTCATCCTGATTGGCGATAAGAGCAACGGCAAATCCACCTTTCTTCATGTGGTGAAGAACCTTCTTGGGGATCAGAACATTGCTTCCCTTGACCTGAAGGAATTGGGCGATAGGTTCAAAACCGCTGAACTGTTCGGCAAGCTGGCGAACATCGGTGATGATATTGGTGATGAATTTATTGCCAATGCTTCCGTGTTCAAGAAGCTGGTCACGGGTGATCGGGTGAATGTGGAGCGCAAAGGCCAAGATCCTTTTGAGTTCAACAATTATTCCAAGTTCCTGTTCAGCGCCAACAATATCCCCCGTATCAAGGACAAAACCGGAGCCGTTCAGCGGCGTTTGGTGATTGTCCCCTTCGATGCCAAGTTCACCCCCAATGATGCTGACTTCCGCCCGTTCATCAAGGATGAACTGTGTGAACAGGGTTCTATGGAATATCTGGCCTTGCTTGGCCTTCAGGGGTTGAAGCGGGTTCTTGGGAACGCACAGTTCACCACTTCCAGCAGAGTTCAGGGGCAGTTGGACGAATATGAGGAAAACAACAACCCCATTATTGGGTTCATCAATGAAGTGGGCCTTGACGGGATTGAAAATGAAGCCACCGATTCCGTGTATCGCCGGTATAAGGAATATTGCATTGCAAACAACTTCCAAGCCCTTTCCAAGATTGAGTTTTCCCGGCAGATCACAAAACGCTGTGGCTTCACAACGGTTCCCAAGTGGATCAGAAACCGGAAAACCCGTGTATTTGTGAAAGGCGGTGACACAGAATGACCCACGAATATTCCAAGTTCAAGAACAAAAACACTCCCTATGCCAAGGTTGGGCGGCGGGTGTTCAATAGCCTGTTTGATGCAGAAACTTTTTGCACCGAACACGGCCTTGATGTCAATTTAGCTATTGAATATCGGGATGATCCTGAATTGAAAAATAACATTCAAACAATCGCCCAATACCAGAAGGCCATTCTTCAGGAATGTTTAGACCGGCTGAAGGCCCGTGCTGAAGCCTTGGTTCAAGAAATCAACCGGTGTAATGCTGATTTGGAAAAGTGCCACCCGCTGGATCGTGGTTTCTTGACGGATCGGCGGAATGAAGCCATTGCAAAGCATACGGGTACAATGGAAGCCCGTGAGATTGTGGCCGGATTGAAAAATAATTTAGAAAGGTTGACTGGTTGGCATGATTAAAGACAGCGGTGAACGCACCGAGTTTGGAACCGGCGCTGTTCGTGATATGCACAGCGGCAAAGGCCGCATGGATTTGCTTCCGTGGGAAGCCTTGATAGAGGTTTCCAAGCATTGTGAAGAAGGGGCCTTGAAGTATGGTGAACGGAACTGTGAAAAGGGCATTCCCATTCACAGCCTGATTGATTCGGCCTTCCGTCACCTTGCCAAGTACATGATGGGGATGGACGATGAACCCCACCTTCGGGCGGCTTGCTGGAACTGCCTGTTTGCCCTTTACATGGAGATCAAGCACCCGGAACTTCAGGACATTCCCACACGGATGAAGGCCCCGATTCCCAAGATTAAGGCGGCGTTGGAGCCGTGCCGCCGATGCAAACACCGTGACCGCTTCGGGGATGAATTTCCCTGTGATGAATGTGTTCACAGACAGAACGGCACCAATGATATGTTTTACCCGGCAGATTGTAAGGAGGATGCAGAACAATGAAAATTATCAAGCCTGATGTGCAGTTCATCACCCCGATTGATGGGGCCACCATCCTGAAGCGGTTGGAACAATGTGGCCGTGTCTGCTACAAGTCCGAGGACAAAATCACGGAAGGTTCCGCTGAAAAGTTCGTTGCCGGGATCATCAAGCGTGGGCATGAAGCGGTTCTGGAACATTGTTCCTTCACGGTGAAGTTCATTTGTGATCGTGGGGTTTCTCATGAGATCGTCCGCCACCGGATGGCTTCTTACTGTCAGGAATCCACCCGCTATTGCAATTACGGCAAGGGCAAGTTCGGTGAGGAAATCACGGTAATTGAACCCTGTTTCCTGAATGAGCAGACCGCCCACATTTGGAAACGGGCCTGTGAAGCTACGGAAACCGCCTATTTTGATTTGTTGGCGGAAGGTTGTTCCCCGCAGGAAGCCCGTTCCGTTCTGCCAAACAGCCTGAAAACGGAAGTGGTCATGACCGCCAACATTCGGGAATGGCGGCATTTCCTAAAGTTGCGGTGTTCACCCGCCGCACATCCGCAGATGCGGGAAGTGGCCTTGATCCTGTTGGATAAGGTTCATTGGCTGATTCCGGTATGCTTCGATGATATTTGGAGTGAATACCATGCCGATGTTTAAGAAGTCCGGTGGCAAAATCTTTGGCGTTCAGTTTAACAAAGCTGAAGAACGGGCCTTGGATCAGGAAATCAAGAAACAGATTGTGGAAAATGATCGGGCCTTTGACATGGACAAAGAATCATCCATCCTGTGGATGCTTCATACCAAATTTGGATTTGGCCCAAAGCGTCTGAAGCTGGCGTGGAAGCTGTTCTATGCCGAAACCTTGAAGCTACGGGAACATTACCTGATGGAACAGGCCGATGATGGGTGGTTGGCCCGTAAAAAGCTGAAGGACATTGGGTGTGACATTGAAGAATGGTACAGAGAAGAAGGAGGGAAAACCGATGCCTAAACCTTGGGAAAATGAAGAAAGGCGGTAAGTGAATATGTTTCTGGATAACGCTATGGAGCGTATCAACCGCCTGATCCTTCAGGGTGGGCGAACCGGCATGACTGAAAATCAGTTCTTCGCCGCTGAAATCAAGGAATGGAAGAATAGTCAGCGCCGCAAGGATCAGGTTATGGGTGATCTGTACTATGAAGGACAGCATGACATTCTTCAGCGTCAGCGCACAATCATTGGTGAAAATGGTCAGCTTCAGGTTGTGACGAACCTTCCGAACAACCGCCTGATTGATAACCAATATGCCCTGATGGTGGATCAGAAAACCAACTACCTTGTGGGCAAGCCCTTCACCCTGAACTGTCAGGATACCATGCTCTGTTGTGATGTTCTCCTGAGATGCCGCCCGCATTTCCCAGGAAGTCTTCTTCAGCACGACTTCCTTCGGCTTTGCAAGATCCTTTGCCTGACAGCAGGCAGAACGGTGCGGGCAGTTCGTGCAGTCCTCGCATCGATACCAACTGGACGTTATACGCCGGCTTCAGCTGCCCGTTTCTCATGTGGTCCTCTTTCATCCGCATGAAAGTGGCATCCGGGTCAGTCTTGGAATAGCTGTTGCGAGAAGGACCCATGATCTCAAGGGACTTTTCATACTCCTCCCAGCGACAGCGCAGTTCATCCAGCTTCTCCCACTGCCGCTGTGTCTCGCTCTTGCGGCAGCCGCTCCCGTGCACAAAGGAACTGCCAGCCTCCAACTCTTCCAGATATGCTTT